CCGAACATAGATAGAAGGGTTTTCGGTTATTATAAACTGTGTTTATAGAGGCCTTAGGGCTGAACCACATAGACCCCGAAATCGACGTAACTTAGTTACATATAAAATGCGATTTTTGACAACGGAATTGACAAAAGTGGCAAACCAGAAGTGATTTGGTCAATGACTGATTTCACAATGGTTATTTGACGTTGTTCACTAAGTGAATAATAGTCAATTGTAATAGGTGTATCGACTTGGACATACAAAGTAAGCCTGTCACCACCTTGGGTGAGATAATCAAAAGATGTTTCATCAAAATCGAGAGACTCTGAGAGATCTAACTCGATTAATGGCACAAGTTTTTCTTCTATAACTTCCCATATACTTCTAAACCTATTAGCCAGAGGCATAGTTTTAAAAGAATGCTCTTCAGCATACCCAGTGAGTATTGACTGGAAGAGATAACCTTTCTTTAAAAGGTCTATAACGTCTGCAATTGGAGCGAAGCCCCGAAGACGTATTGAGTCATTGATGAATTGCGCTGAGCGCTCTTCCTGACCTAAAAGGCTAAAAACTTCTCTGAAGGTTTTTACCTCTAAAGTATCCTTGATAGCTAATTCTAAATCAAGGTTACGCATTGTGTCGGACATGTAGTCACGACACAAATATGCTCTAAATGAACCTAAGGTTAACCATTTTCTGAGCAATGTCATACATTGGTTCAAGACATAGTCTGAATCAAAGTAAAAATCCTTTATTTCTGTGAAATGAAGTAATCTTTGTACTATTAGTGGTAATTGTTTTAGACTTTGTCTAAATTCATCTTTACTTATGTAAAGACCCATACCGCCTAAGGTGGATGGCATTAACACTAAATGGTACAATCTGGGATTTCGACCACCCTTAGGGGGTAAAAAAGATCCCATACGTAAGAAAAATCTATTTCTTACGTTAATCCTCCACTTCTCATTGAGATATTCTGGAAGATAGCGAAGGATTTCGCCTAAGGCGGACCCTTTTCCAATGGCCGCATTGTGGTCATTTCTTGTAATCACTGTCGTAGACAGCGGACTCAATAATCTGACTTTTATTGAATCAACAAAAGGATGTTCCCACTTAGTGGTGTCATACATCCCAAATTTAAAGTTGAAAGTTCTGAGAGCTTGAACTAAAATTAACTTTTCACAGTATCGCACAGCGAGAAATGAAATTCCATGCTTTCCAGGAGAAAGCTTACTACCAGACGCTTTGTGCCTGGCAGTTATACCATCTAAGTAGGCCTTAGGTCCTACCGCAATGTGATCATCACCTCCAATTGCAAAGCAACGCCAGGGGATGAACGGAATGGTCTGTGGAGAGCCAAGATAATCTCTTAGAGAACTTTGCTCACAAACTAGACCATAAAGGGCTAGCACACCTTTGGTAAGTGCCTCGCCCATCATAATCCCACGCTTCTTTTCCCACAGTGCAGGGAAGCCAGGATAATCTAGACCTTCAAATAACCTCTCTGAGGTTAGAAGATCTACAGCTATGCGGATCAGAGGTCCGCTTAATCCCAAACCTGAGAAAAATGCATATAGCATATATTTCATCAGGGATGGATCGAGTGCATCGGTCGCCTCTTTAAGGTCTGAACCTAATGCATAAAAATCCTCTCCGAGGGTTTCAAAGTTCCTAGGACCTACGGTCTTAATGAACTGCCAGGCCTGATCGGCCCGTTTGAGTCCCGCCTTCGCAGAAGGATGGAACTCTAACACCTTCCTTAGGAGGTGTCCGAGGGGTTGTTGTAGAATATTATTCCACCACTCAGTGGTTGTTACAATCCTAGCTTTGCCCCCAGGTTCGGGGACAACGATTACCCTACAAAGTAGGGGTCTGAGCACCTTTCCCACTGGTGAAAGGTGACCTGAACGTACTGCTTCTAAGAAGGCTACGTTAAGGATCTGTAAGCCTAAGGCTTCATCAGCTCCCCATAATCTGTCTGCGACAGTATTTGTGAAATCTTTCTCCTTAGTAGAAAGAAATTCACCACATGGTGCACGAGTTAACTCGTCTTCGACTAAAGGTTCATCTCGGCACCAACATCTCCATCTTTCAAAACCTGCTTTGCAGTTTAGTGTTGAAAAAGGAGTTACAATGGTTTCATCAACCTCTGGTGTGATGCGTAACCATCGTGTAAGGGCACGTAATATATCAGTGCCCCTTCCACCATCTTCTACAGAAGTGGTGAACGTAGCCGCATTATTCAATGAAATATGCGGTTGCGATTCTAAGAATTTCCTAGGGACCTTCTTAGAAAGCCATGAACCGATCTGAGATCCTTCACGGCCAAACACCTCGAATGAATCGGGTGCTAAAGCAGCTTCAGTAGACGTTGTCTCAATGAACTGCCTATAGCTTTCCTTAAGGATGACTGAGTCACCCGGGACAAGCTGTCTAGTTGATAGCAAATGGGCTATGCCCGTTGCCTCAACCTTTGTAGTTATACCATCCCTCATAACTCTTAAGAGCGGGGGATATGAGTATAATCTTCTAAAAGGATTTTCCGTTCTTAGAACAGGAAGTTCCTCAGTAAGTAATTTACATGTCTTAGAGTATGTATAATTACAAAATTCCTTCCAAAACTTAGTTAGGTTGGAAATAGAAAATGTGCCAATTGCATAGCATTTGAGCAACAATTTTTTCATACTTTTTTGGTTCTCTATAGAGAACAAGGAAAAGTCATATAAGAGCAGGGCATCTATGATGCCTGCAACCTCCTGATCTAGAACTTTCAAAGTTCGTAGATCACGTGAGAGTAATACTCTTGTAAGCTTTGGTCTCATAGAGACAGAAAGCTTACGTCGTAACGCCTCACGCGTTATGGAAGCAGAACCTTTTGACATAGCCAAATTGTTCCCTTTGACCTTAGTGTAACAAAGACCTAATGGAGCCAAAGGCTCTATTACGTCGCCATTAGGGTAGAAAACGGGGACCAACCATTGGTTGAGCCAATCCCGTTTATATTCTGGACTGAGTCCAGGATCGTTTTCTAAGAAAACGAATGACCTTCTATCTATGCCGGACCCGAAGGTTGGGCGTACGGTAGAAGTTATCATAAATGTTCGGTGTACT